ATTTTGAATATATTGTTTTAATGGAATACTGGTTGAACTATGAAGCTCTAATTGAATCCTAGGGCAATATTGTATGGATATTGTAGTCATATATAAGTATAATATTAAAAAATGTAATTAAAATATAAAAAAAATGTAATTAAAATATTAATAATATTATATATACATTCGTTTCCAATTATCATTTACTTGTTCTGGTTTAATTAATTTATTAATTATTTCACAGGTTACCTTAAATGGAAACTCTACTTTAAATGATTTTTCATCGTTAAACAAACTACAAGATTCAGGCATTAATCTATATAAGTTTAATTTAGTATAAATAATTTCAAGAGATCTTTTTAGATTTCTAACACCATCTTCTTTTTCTGTAATGTTTTCAATAATATAATCAATTACATTATTTTCAAAAACAACATCATCTTTTAAAAAGTTTATCTGTTTACAAATATTTGGAAGTAAATATTTTTCAGCAATTATGTTTTTATCTTTTTTATTATATCCTTTTGTGGTAATTCGATACATTCTATCTCTTAAAATTGGATTTATTTTTGATTCGTCATTATAGCTAAATATAAATAATGCTTTACTTAAATCAAAATCAATTTCCGAAAAATACTTATCTTGAAATTGACTATTTTGAGTTGAATCTATTAGGTGTGTTAATATTCCAATAATTTCCTCACCTCTTGGTGTATCGCTAACTTTATCTAATTCATCAAAATATATAATTGGGTTTGAACATTGAGTTTGTATCAGAATGTCTACAATTTTACCATATACACTTCCTTCATAGGTATATCCATGACCTTCTAACATACTTGAATCAGTTGCGCCTCCTAACGTAATTAGGGCAAATGGACGATTTAATATTTTACTAATTCCATCTTTAACTAAAGTAGTTTTTCCAGTGCCCATCGGTCCATGAATTGCGAACGCGGTTCCAATTGCGTTTGGATTTGAAATCCATTGTCCGACTAATTGCATAATTTGCAATTTGGCGTCATTTAACCCGTAAACGGTATTATCTAGTGTAATAACAGCTTCTTTCATATAGTCACCACATTTATTTAACCCATCATTTATATTAATTGGTAAATTATATATTTTATTAAACGGTAATCTCATAAATGAATCGATCCAACCTTTTAATTTAAAATATTCGCTTGCGCTTGGCTCCATACTCTCGAGTATACTAATTTTTTTTAGGGCAACAATTTTAAAATCCAACGGTATATCAGCTTCTAGTATTAAAATACGATATGGTTTTGTAATTTTGTATTTTGTATTAATTTTTTTTAATTCATCAATAATATAATCTTGGTTAGTATCATCCAGGTGATTCATAAAATATTTTACATCATCCTGACTCTGTTCAAGGTCAATTAAATCTTTAAAATTGTTCACTTTATCATTATTTATTCGTTTGCGTTTTTTTTCATTAGATAAAATGACTAGATTATTAATAAATTTTTTTTTAGAATTAACGAATACTTTATCGCTGTCGCCCTCGCTGTCGCCCTCGCTGTCGCCCTCGCTGTCGCCCTCGCTGTCGCTTAAAACTTCCGCATTCTTCTTGTACATTTTTGTTTTGTTTTTTGCTAATTTTCGTACATTTGCAACTTTTAGTTTCATATATGCTGACGGAAATAATTTTAATAATAGTTCATTATATTTTATTTTATCAAACTTATCGTGATCATCCTCGTGGTCGTCATCGTGGTCGTCGCCGTGGTCGTCATCGTGGTCGTCATCGTGGTCGTCATTGTCATTTGGTTTAGTTATATTATTTCGTTTTTTAACGTTTAATCTGGTATTATATTTATGAGTGGTAGGAATCATTAAATCGTGAGATTGTTCCATAATTCTATCTATATAGATTATTTTATTTTATTTTATTTATCAATTTTAAATTTAAAATTGATAAATAATAACCTAAATATTGTTTTGTTAATATAAGAAGATGCCTACTGAAAATCAAAATCAACAACATATATCTAAAATTATAGGTATTCAATTTAGTATCTTGTCGCCAGAAGAAATAAGAAAAGGTTCTGTTGCTGAAATTACAAATCGGGATACCTATATTAATAATAAACCGGTTATAAATGGATTATTCGATCCTAGAATGGGCGTTTTAGAGCCTGGACTAATATGTCCGACAGACGGCCATGATTATATGAAAACTCCTGGATATTTTGGACATATTGATTTGGCCAGACCAGTATTTTATATACAATATTTACCAACTATTATTAAAATACTTAGGTCTTGTTGTATTAAATGTAGTAAATTATTAATTAGTAAGGATAAATATAAAGAGTTTATTAGATTAAATCCAGATGAACGATGGAACCAAGTATTTTCGCTTTCAAGCAAAATTAAACGATGTGGCGAAGGAACTGATGATGGATGCGGTTGTAAACAACCAAATAAAATTAAAAAAGAAAATCTGGCAACATTAATTGCTGAATGGGATGATATTAAAACCAGTGAAAGCGATGAAATGTCTAATATTTCAATTAAACTTACTCCTGAAAAAGTTATTAAAATTTTTCGCAGAATATCGGATGATAATATTTCATTTATGGGATTTAGTCCTATTTGGTCACGACCGGAATGGATGATTTGTCAGACATTAGCAATTCCGCCACCAGCGGTTCGACCATCCGTAAAACACGATTCACAACAACGTAGTGAAGATGATATTACCCATATTATTGTAAATATTATAAAAACAAATAAAACATTAAAAGATAAAATAGCAAATAATGCAAATGGTAATGTAATTGATGATTGGACAACTGTATTACAATATTATATTGCTACTCTGGTTGATAATAAAATACCTGGCGTGGCAGCGGTTGCTCAACGTTCTGGTCGACCACTAAAATCAATTAAAGAAAGACTAGGCGGTAAATCTGGACGAGTTAGGGGAAATCTTATGGGAAAAAGAGTTGATTATAGTGCTCGTTCTGTAATTACACCCGACCCTCAGTTGTCAATTAGAGAATTAGGTATTCCTTTGAAAATTGCTAAAAATTTAACAAAACCAGTAACTGTAAATAATAATAATATTAAATTTCTATTAAAATTAGTCAAAAATGGGCCAGATGAATATCCTGGAGCTAAAATTCTTGAGCGTAAAACTGGGGAGACTATTTCGTTAAGATATATTGATCGCGACTCTATTAAGTTACAGAATGGCGATAAAGTACACCGACATATGATGGATGGGGATGGTGTATTATTTAATCGTCAACCGACGCTTCACCGATTATCGATGATGTGTCATATTGCAAAAATATTATATCAAGGCGATACTTTTCGAATGAATGTAGGAGATACAAAACCATATAATGCCGATTTTGATGGCGATGAAATGAATCTTCATATGCCACAGGATGAAGAGGCTGAAATTGAATTATTAAATCTTGCCGCAATCCATACTCAAATTATTAGTCCTGCCAATAATAAATCTATTATTGGTATTTTCCAAGATTCTTTACTTGGTTGCTATCAATTTACAAGACGCCTAATTAATTTCACACCCCGTACAGCGATGAACTTATTAATGGGTGTTACTAATATAAATATTAGTAAATTACAAAACTTAAGTACAATTAGTAATTTTGATTTATTAAGCCAAATTATTCCGTCAATTACACTTAAATATAAAAGTAATAAATTTAAAGAAACGGAAGATTATAAAACATCAAATAATGTGATTGAAATTATTAATGGGGAATATTATAGAGGACAACTCGAAAAAGGAGTAATAGGCGATGGTTCAAAAGGTCTAATTCAACGAATTTACAATGATTTTGGACAACGAGCATCGGCAGACTTTATCGATAATTTACAAAGTATTATTACTGAGTTTATGAAATTGGATAGCTATAGTGTTGGTATTAGTGATCTAATTGCTGATTCCGAAACAAATGAAGCTATTATTAAAGTAATTACCGCTAAAAAAAATGCTGTTAAAAATATTATCGACCAAACTCATTTAGGTATATTTGAAAATAAAAGCGGTAAAACTAATTATATGGCATTTGAAGAACAAGTTAATAATATTCTTAATCAAGCCACCAATGAAGCCGGACAAATTGGTAGGTCCAGCCTAAATCAGGATAATAGATTTGTTATTATGGTAAATGCTGGTTCAAAAGGTAGTGATTTAAATATTGCTCAAATGGTTTCCGCACTAGGACAACAGAATGTTGATGGAAAAAGAATTCCATATGGATTTGAAAATCGTACATTACCTCACTATACGAAATATGACGATTCGCCCGGTGCTAGAGGATTTATTGAAAGTTCATTTATTGGAGGATTAACTCCTACTGAATTATTCTTTCACGCAATGGGTGGGCGCGTCGGTTTGATTGATACCGCAGTAAAAACTAGCCAAACTGGCTATATTTCAAGACGCCTAATTAAAGCGATGGAAGATTTATGTGTTCGGTATGATATGACTGTAAGAAATAGTAAAGATAAAATTGTTCAGTTTTCATACGGGGAAGATGGGTTTGACCCTATCAGAATAGAAGCTCAAACAATACCACTAGTTCAAATGAGTACACAAGATATTTATAATTATTTTCATTTATCGGTTAATAAATTAGATGATATTAATAACATATTCTCTGGAGAAACCGTTAAATTATATAAGAAACAAGTCAACGAATTAAATATAAAAATAAATCAATATATTGATTTTATGAAAGAATCCCAGGCTGATATTATTCAACATGTATTTAAAAATATTTATAATAAACAAATTCATTTACCAATCGCATTTACACATATTATTAATAATATTCAGGGACAACAAAATCTTAATAATGATTCTACGATTGATATTACGCCATTAGAAGCATTTGAACTTATTGAAAATACATATAAAATACTGGAAAGTTTAACATATTCTAAACCGACCAATTTGTTTAAAGTTATGTATTACTATTACTTATCGCCTAAACAATTACTAATTATTAAACGATTTAATAAAATTGCGTTAACCTATTTACTTGATACTATTATTAGAATGTATAAAGAAGCTATTATTAATCCCGGA